GGAAACCCGCCGCGCTTTTTAATATGCGCCGTCAGGTGAAGAAGGTCAGCGATTAAATCTATCACTTCGCCCATGCACTGCTCAAACGCTTCGCCTTTCAAGAGAACGTAGTGTGCAAGCGTAGTGTGCGCCCGCTTTACCCGCCCCTCGTTAGTAATATCACTGTGTAGCATTGTCGTCCCCTTTCATATGATTTGGCACTTCGTAGTTGCTGGCGCGCAGTTCATTCACGATACGGCCAGCTTGCGCCCGGGCTTCCGGCGTGTCGTCCAGTCTCATTAACCATAAATTTTCCGCTATCTTCTGCAAGCGCGGGGCTATTGGGAAATTGATAATGTTGCTCATTATTTACACTCCTCTAATATCTGCACATGCACCTTATCTAATGCTTTTATAGCGTTTTGGAGTTCTTCAGGATCATCCGTAAAGAGTTCAGAAATGTAAGTATCTAACCTTTCTACCGCCTCCTTCCAGCCCGCAGCTTCTCCTTCTTCATAACTTTTTTTAGTGGCTTCGTATATTTCATCTTCCAGCTCGCCAACAAGACTCTCGTTTTCGGCCAGTTTGTTAAACTCGTCTCGGGATATCACCATGCTTTCATGGCAACCAAGGCGACCTTCCAGTTTATAGATAAAATTGCTTTTCACTTAGCCCCCTTTTGCCATATAGCAAAAATATTGAACGGGGTTTCTAAGCCAGAGGATGCCATATTATAGCCCTCCACAAAAGCCAGTAACTCGGCGCTTGCCTTTTCCTTGGCCACCGGCGATAGTTCGGCATAGTCATAGACCGTGGTTGTAATCGTTTTCATATAGCAGTCTCCTTTCCGGTTAGTTTCTTCATCAGGCCGTCATAGCGCCCTAGCTCCCATGCCAGCGCCAGCAGGGGCCGCCACACAGGGGCAAAGGGATTGTTGTAGGGGTTGAGTGGATCAATGAGGTGTTTGACGCCACGCTTGCCCGCCGCCCACGCTACGCGCGTCTCTGAAAAGCCAGCGCGATAGCCAGCGCCATATGCTGATTTAAAGCTCATAATTATAGCCCCCTTTTTAGTGTTATACCTTACTACGCCAGATATTCAAGGCACTCAATTTCCCAGCCGAATGATTGAATGTCACAGGCCAAGTCATCTTTCGTTTCCCATTCCGCAAGCTGGCCGTCATCAAAGCCGTGGCAATCTACCATATACATTTCCAGTTGCGCACGGCTGTAATCCTTTAACGCCTTCGCATGGCATATCGGGTGCGAGGCTTCCATCTGGTTACTCATTATCTGTTGCAGTGTCATAACGTCCCCCTGTTTTTGGTCGTACGATACAAAACCACCATGATTTTATATCGTACGACTGATTGACCGCTAGGCTATTTCCATATCCTCACGGCATTCACCGCATACCAGCGCCGTATCGGGTTTTGCCCATGCGTTAGCATGGCATGAAGGGCATTGGTATTTGGTTTTTGACGCCGCCTTGCGCGCCGCAACCTTTTTATCGGTGTTCCATAGCTCAACATACGGAAGCTGATAGCCTGTGGCCAGTAAGGTGGCAACAGAGGTTGCATAGTCTCCGCCCTCAATGATGTAATGGGATACACGCTGGCCTGTTTCCTTGCCGCCTGGCTTGCCGGTTGAGGAAGGGTGTAACCCTACGTCCTTCATCATCCCCGCCCATTCCTTGTCATGATAGCCGGCCTTGCGCACTTTGCCGTATTTATGTTGCCATAGATGCACCATTTCATGCACCAAGGTCGATAGCACTTCTTCAGGTGAGCGCTCTTTGAAATGGGAAGGATTCAACGCTATTTCGTCAACCTTGACGGTTCCCTCTGCATTTCCGAATCTGTCCCCGGCAAAATAGCCGTAGCTTTTAGCCTTGCGATGTAAATGCACCAGGCAGGAATGCAGCTTGTCACCGAATAATTCTTGGTTGAAATGGTTGTACGCCACTATCAGGGCATTGCTCACAACCTCCGTTGGATTGTGCTGTATTTTCTTTATCATACCGTCCCCTTTTATACAGTTTGCGCTGGTTATAATCCTAACACGTTCATGTGATAGTTTATGTGTATGTTCTATTCATGACAAGATAAAAACATGCTTGCGGACGGTACGGTAGCCCGTCTGCATGTTTATATCTACTGATGAATAAAACATACATACAAACTATCACATGGATTACAGAAAGTCAAATTTACTTTGGCCTTATTATTCAATAGGTTATGTTTTACACATTGTTATTATTCAATAGGTTACGCAGGAAATAGCATTAATTCAACCAAAAATCAATAGGTTGTCATTTTATTTCATTTTTCTTTCGTGCTGCTTTATAGCATATTCCTGCCCGCGCTGCAATCCGTATATATACCATGACTCAACACACCTATTCCTACTCTCAATTTGCCTTGTTCCCCTCCCCATTTCGGGCCAATGGTTTATATATGTTAACTAAGAACTGCCTATTTTTTAGGCAATTCATTTTTTCCATAATATATGTTATACGATGGTGCAATGCAGCAATTCATATGAATCAATGGTTTATACCCTCCAAAATGTTACATTATAACAGCTTTCGGGGGTAAAAGTACCCGTGCAATATGACAGGCGGGGGTGGTATGGGGCTAACCCCTTGATTCTCCGTGATAAGGTTTTTTTCACCCAATCGTTGTTGCACGCGCCGGATTTTTTGAGAAGCCGTATATATACGCGGGTCGTATATTTGTGCTTGATAAACAAGGATATTCCGTGGTAAGACTTACAATATGGTAGGAAGATCACAAGGAATTGCGACAATTGGTGACCCGGACGAGGCAACGTTAGGGCCGGCAATGCTGGCTTGTACTCTTGCGCAGCGGCGGTTTGTCCTGGGAAAACTTCACGGTCTTTCCGCAAAAGCCGCTGCGAAAGAGGCGGGGTATAGGGACAATCCAGGCAATTCAAATCAGATTGAAGTAGCGGCGAGCAAATTGACACATGACCCGAAGGTGATGGCGGCGATTTCAGAAATGGCGCGGGGCTTGGGAATTGTCGAAGGTATCCCGACAGCCATACGCGCTTTTATAGATGTGGCCAGCGACCCCACGAAAGAGGCGAAGGATCGAAACACTGCTGCAAAAGAATTGTGTGATCGGTTCGGTTTTGCCGCAACGTCGAAGCATGAAATGAATGTCACGCATGTTGATCTTACCAGTGATGAGGCGGTGAAGAAATTAGAGCGATTGTCGAAGGTGTTTAAGTTCGACCCCCAGAAGGTAGTTGATAGCGTGACGATTGATGCGGAGTTTGAAGAAGTGAAGGCCGTGCCGGAGGAACCGGGCGACGAAACGACCATAGAAGGAATTTTATGACCGAAGTTATACCGATCAGGACAAAACATAAAACATGGCGTGCGATGGTGCGGAGTGCTGTGGAATTTGAAGAAGTGGTGCGCGGCTGCATCGTATGGTTTGACAAGGATGATGTGATGCACTTCGGAGAAATGAATATGCGGCGATCCGATGTCAGCATGATGCACGCGTATATAACGATGCTGGCAGTGGGGATAATGCAACAGGGGGATTGATGACAAAAAAAATTGATCTCGAAAAAGCGAAAGAACTGATTGCCACGCTTGAAGCGGAAGAACGCCGCCGGCGTTTTCGCAAGATCGAGCTTTATGAGCCTTATCCGAAGCAGCGGGAGTTTCACACGCTGGGCGCCACGAAGCGCGAACGGCTATTGATGGCCGGGAATCAGCAAGGTAAAACATATAGCGGCGCGGCGGAAACTTCGTTTCACATGACGGGGCTGTATCCGAAGAACTGGGAAGGGCGCAGGTGGACTCAGCCGACGCAGGGATGGATATGCGGCGAGAGTTCGACGCTGGTGCGCGACACGCAGCAAAGATTATTGTGCGGCACGCCTGGCGTCGACGATGATTTTGGAACCGGGCTGATTCCGAAGCAATGCTTTGTTGATAAGCCGAGCTTGGCCAGAGGTGTGACGGATGCCTATGACACGATTCAGGTGCGGCATGTAAGCGGTGGCACGAGCGTTGCCACGTTTAAATCGTACGAACAGGGCCGGCAAAAATTTCAGGCGGCGACGCTGGACTGGGAATGGCTCGACGAAGAACCCGACGAAGCGATTTATCAGGAGTGTCTCGCGCGCATCACCGCGACCGGCGGCATGATGTATATGACCTTCACGCCTCTCAAGGGGCGGTCGAAGGTTGTCATTCGATATATGGATGAAGAATCGCCGGATCGCACCGTGGTGAATATGCAGATCGAAGACGCGAAGCATATTCCGGCCGGCGAGCGTCAGAAAATTATCGATGGTTATCTCCCCCATGAGCGCGAGGCCAGGGTCAGGGGTGTTCCGCTTTTGGGTTCGGGAGCGGTGTTCACCATGCCCGAAGGCGCGGTGGTTGAACCAAGGATTGAAAGTATCCCGCGCGAGTGGGCGAAGATATGGGGCATCGACTTCGGCATCGACCATCCCTTTGCCGGCGCGCTTCTGCTTTGGGATAAAGAGGCGGACATCATTCACGTTCACCATGCTTTCAAAATGCCCGATAAATTCCCTATCGACCACGCCGCCGCCATGAAACCGATCGGGATTGAAGTTCCGGTAGCGTGGCCGCAGGATGGAACCGCGCGCGAGAAATCCGGCGGTGGCGCGCTGCATCTTCTTTACGCCGCGCAAGGTCTGCGGATGCACCACGAGCACGCAACCTGGCCGGAGGGTGGCAGATCGACGGAAGCCGGCGTGCTGGAAATGCAGGAACGTGAACGCGGCGGAAAATTGAAATATGCTTCACACCTGTCGGAGCTGTTGGAGGAACGCAGGTTTTATCACCGGAAAGACGGCCAGCTCGTCAAGATCAAGGACGACATTTTATCGGCTGTGCGGGTCGGCATCATGATGAAACGCTTCGCCCGGCCGGTGATGCTCGGCGGCAAGAAAGCCCCGCGCCAGATGGGCGCTATAGCCAAGGGCATTGATTTCGACCTCTTTTGACCCGCAGATTATATTGACTCACACCGGCTATGAGTGGTATGTTGACGAAGGCTCGACGTACAATGGGTTGACATTTAAATCGTACGGCGTATCCTGTGGGTTTCATGTACTCGGGACGCGCAGATGGTCGAAAGCTATAAAAACATGTCCCCGGCCGTAACCGATCTCGGCCTCGGCGATATATTAAAGGCGCAGCTCGAACAGCAATCCGAAGCCGCCCGCAAAACAGCCCTCAAAAATCAAGGCGCGTCCGACGCGGTGGCATCTATGTCCCCGGCGACTCAGCAACTTTTCAGTTTTTTAAATGGAGGCAACGATGGAGCCGCTACCTGAAAACCGTATTGACCGGCTCGGCCTGAAACCGGAACAATTAAAATCCAAAGCCCTTGAGCATCCACCAGTTTACCCCGAAGCGAATAGAATCTCCATTACAAAAGATAAATGGGATGCGCTAGTGGAAAAATACGGTGAGGAAAAAGTCGGCGGCTATTACAAGCTGGTTTTCGCCGCTTCGATTGACGTAAAACCCAAACCCCCGGTGATAGGCAATGGCTGAGATTAAAACTTTTGACCAGACGCTCATGACTGACCGGGAAACCGGAGTCGTGGATGACACGCTGCAGGCGTTTACTGCCGCGCAGCAACACCGCTTTGTATTCGGCTCACACTGGGAAGAAGTGTCAGAACTGATCGACCCCAGCTCGCGCAACACATTCCAATTTGGTAATTACAACTGGCCGGGCCAGAAGAAAACAGATCGCCAGGTCGATGCGACCGGCATGATGGCGCTGTCGCGCTTTACCACCATTTGCAACGATCTTATCACGCCGAGCAATTCATTCTGGCATGGGCTGGAAGCCGACGACGACTATATCATGAAAGATCGCGCTACGCGGCTCTGGTATGAGCGCGCGGCAAAAACACTATTCCGCCTGCGTTACATGCCGGAAGCCAATTTCGTCCAGCAGAATTTTTCCGGCTATCGCTCACTCGGCGCTTACGGCAATTTCGGCCTGTTTACCGATGAGCTTGACCCGGCGATCTCCGGCAAGCGCGGCTTCCGCTATAAGGCGATCCCGGTCGGGGAGCTTTTCTTCACTGTGAATCATCAGGGCGCGGTGGATGGCTTTATTCGCTGGATGCGGATGACCGCGCGGCAAATTTATCAGAAGTGGCCTGACAGGTTCCCGGCGAATCTCAAAGGCCCGCTTGAGCGGAACAGCGAACAATTATACGACATTCTGCATCGCGTCTGCCTGCGCAATGACTATGACCCGGAGCGCCTTGACGTGCAGGGCAAACGCTTCATGTCGGCCTATGTGGCGATGCAATCGAAAGTGCTGCTGCAGGAAGGTGGCTATCGCAGCTTCCCGATGGACGTACGGCGCGGCATGTGCGCGCCTGGCGAACATTATGGCCGCTCGCCGGCGATGGACGTACTGCCGGCGCTGAAAACACTCAATGCGGAAAAACGCACCTTCTTAAAACAGGGTCATCGCGCCGGTGATCCGGTGCTGCTCACGGCCGACGACGGGCTGCTCACGCCCGACCTGACGCCGGGCGCGGTCAACGCCGGCGGCATGTCCCCCGACGGTAAGCCGCTAATCGGCGTCCTGCCTACCGGGAATATCCAGGTGACGAAAGAAATGATGGACGAGGAACGTTCGCTCATCAATGACGCTTTCCTTGTCTCGCTGTTCCAAATCCTCACGGAAACGCCGACGATGAGCGCAACTGAAGTGATCGAACGCACGAACGAAAAATCTATTTTATTGTCCGGCCTCGATGCGCTGGTTCCCGCCGACATGATTAGCCGCGAAATGGACATGGCCCTGTATAACCAGTGGCTCCCGCCGATGCCGCCGCGTATGCGGGAAGCCGCGCGCTCCGGCGCGCTGACGCATCGCATGGTGTTGACTTCACCGCTATCGAAATCGAAACAGGCAAAAGAAGCGGCCGGTTTCTTCCGCACGCTCGAAGGTTTGAAAGAAATCGTAGCGGTGACGCAGGATCAGTCAATTCTCGATGCGTTTGATTTCAACACGGCGAGCAAAGGTATCGCGGAAATTCAGTCGGTGCGCGAAAGCTGGATGGCCAGCGACGAACAGATCGACGCGAAAGTCAAGGCGCGCGCCGACGCCGCGAAACGTCAGGAAATGATACAAGCCGCGCCCGCCGCCGCCGCGATGATGAAAGCGCGCCAGGCGACCGGCCAGGGGCAAGGCGGTGGCGGAAGTATGGCCGCGCCTGCACAGGCACCAGCCGGGGGCGCCGTTGACAGCCGCATAATATGAAATCGAAAGGGGATTATGTCTATCAAGGATTGGACGCTGTATCAGCGTACGCTCGATTATTTGCGGTTACGAGGCCGCGCGTACCGTTTCACGTTTAAGGATGCGTCGAACAATGAAGTTCTCAAAGACCTGGCGAAATTTTGCCGGGCGGACAAGAGCTGTTTTAATGCTGACCCCCGCCTTCATGCAGTCGCGGAAGGGCGGCGGGAAGTATGGCTGCGGATACAGAACCACCTTCGCTTGGAGCCTGACGAGCTTTATGCGATCTACCATAATCCGTCAACAATCCAACTCAAAGAAGGAGAATAATTTATGCACCATTTAATGAACCGGAATAAAATTTTACGCATGGCCGACGCTGGCGCGGGTGAAGGCGGCGTTGGTGGCGATGGCGGTGCAAAATCGTGGTTTGAGCCGCTCGATGCGGAAGTGAAAGGCTATCTTCAAACGCGCGGGCTGGATAAAAAAACAGCGGTCGATGCTTTCAGCGAAGCATATAAAGCGCATCGTGAAGCGGAGAAGCTTATCGGCGCGCCGGCGAATGAAATCATCCGTCTGCCGAAAGACCCGAACGCGCCGGAATGGAAAGGTGTATGGGAACGCCTTGGCAAGCCGGTGGAAGAAAAAGGCTACGATCTTTCCACAGTAAAACGCACCGGCGATAAGCCGATTGAAGATGCGCTGGCTGACACGTTACGTAAAGCTGCGTTCGAGGCAAATCTGCCGAAGGATGCTGCGACCCGCGTTGCCGCTTCTGTTATCAAGCATCTTGACGCCGAAGCTGCTGCGACCGCTGCGCTGGCTACGGATAAACTCAATTTGGAAAAATCTGAATTGAAGAAAAACTGGGGTGCAAACGAAGCGGCGAATATGGTTATCGCTCAAGCTGCGGTGAAAGCACTTGGCGTTGATCCTGCCGCTGTCGCCGCGCTTGAAAAAGTGATCGGGTATTCGAAGGTCATGGATATGTTCCGCAACATCGGTTCTAAAATTGGCGAAGATAAATTCGTCAATGCCGGCGGTGGGGGAAATAGCGGCGTAATGACGCGCGAACAGGCGGTTTCAGAGAAGGCGGAACTGATGCGTGATTCGGCCTGGACAAAGCGTTATACGGCAGGTGGCGTCGAAGAAAGCCGCAAGATGCAGGCACTCAATCGCATCATCACGAACACGACCGTATAAAGAGAGCATAAAATTCCTGTTGACATGGCCATCTACCTCATTTAGTATGATGGCCATGTCATACCCGCAACATAGAGCGGCGACATCATGAGTACCGGCCCCCTGAAATGGATACGGCAATGAGGGAAACCTTAAAGCAAATCTTTTTAGGAGACAGAAAATGTCAGGCTCATTTGAACCCGGTCTAATTCCTTTTTACACGACCCAGTTTACCACGAACCTCGAATTGCTCTTGCAGCAACAGGGTTCCATGCTGCGTGGACGCTGCCGCGAAGGTATGCACACCGGCAAGATGGCATCACCCATCAACCAAATCGGCTCGCTCGCGCTGAAAGCTCCCGCTGGACGCTTCGCGCCGCTGACCAATCAACAGGCTTCTCTCGATCGCCGGTGGGTATTCCCGCAGGAAGGCGAACTGCCGCAGCTTGTCGATTCCTTTGACGAACTGCAGACGATCGTTGATCCGAAATCCGGCCTTGTGGAAACCGCTGCGAATGCAGTGGGCCGCGCATGGGATGACTGCTTAATTCTGCAAGCAACCGGCGTATCCAATCTCGGCCAGGATGCAAATTCACTCACAACCGAAGCTTTTACCACCGCGACCTATCAGATCGCCGCCACGTTCGGCAACGGTTCGACGGCATGTGGTTTAACCGTGTCGAAGCTTATCGAGTGCAAGCGCATCTTCCGCCACTATCACAACAACCTTGAATATGATCCGCCGACTATCGTTATCGGCTCGCAGCAGGAATCCGATCTGCTCAACCAGGTTCAGGTTGTTTCCACTGAGTTCAACGATCGTCCTGTGCTGGTCGATGGTCAGATCAAACGCTTCCTCGGCTTCGATGTTGTGCTGTCGGAACGTCTGCCGCAAACCACGATCAATACTACGCGCGGCGTTCTCGCCTTCGTGAAATCGGGTCTGTATCTCGGCATCTGGAAAGACATGACCAATAACATCGACAACCGTGTCGATTTGTCGGGTCGTCCTTGGCAGATTCTTACCCAAACGATGTACGGGGCAACCCGCACGCAGTTGGGCAAGGTCGTCCAAATCCTCTGCGCCGACACCTCCGGCGCCGACATCAACCCGTAACAGAAGGATTGCTTAACCGCAACTAGGAGACGAACATGACCCTTACCGCAGCCGGCGACATCTTAGAAAGCGCCAACCTCGTAAACTTAAACGTGCCTCCTGTGCAGGTCGCGACTTCGGGCGAAGGCGCTTCCAGCATCTTGCGCCAGAACGAAGACGTGATTTCGCCTACGGCGTCTAACGTCCAGTTTTCAACCTATACCCTTGGGCCTCGCATTCCGACGAACGCGAAGATCAAGAAAGTTCAGGTTTACGGTAAAGGCATCGACAGCAACGCAACCGCTGCAGTCGCGGCTGACATCAACCTGATCTTCTCCGACGCTCCGCTCGGCGGCATCGCCGCCGGCATGCCAGTCAATGACGGCACCACGGCGAGCAACGCGGGCCAGATTCCGACCTCGGCGCTGACCGGTGCGGTGACTTCGATCACGGCTTACGCCAGCCCGAACAAGATGTTTGGTTCGAGCGTGGTATTGGTCGCTAACAGCGGCGCTTACAAATTGCAGGAAGTCACGCACGCGAACACCTTTACGTTCGCCATGCGCCAGCTTCCGATTTGGGATGCGCTCGGCTTTACAGTCGACCCGGGTGGTTTCTTCAACTTCTTCGTTGTGATCGAAACGGCTTCTTCGACTGCCGCTGCCGGTACGCTGGGGATCATTGTAGACTACGCGGTGTAATCAGTTGCCTTAAGGCAAGGCGGGGCGCCCATCGGCTTTCCTCCTTTCCCGGTGGGTGTCCTGGTCAAAAACTTAGGAGACGGAAATGACGCAGTGGTTTTATTCAAATAGCAAGGCAGGCGCCAGCGGTGACGATAGCAAAGT